TGCTTTGAATCTACAAAGAAAAGTACACGAGGTGTTACAAAATTTTGAACCAAGAATCAAATTGGTTCAAGTATCAGCAAGACCTGATATTGATAGAAATTCATATGATTTGAGTATTTACTTTTATGTTATTGGTTCAACTGAATTGGTTACAGTACAAACATTTTTAGAAAGACTAAGATAATATGGCAAGTAATAAATTAGAAGTATCAGATTTTGATTTTGATGCTGTCAAGGCCAATTTAAAAACGTTTTTACAAAGTCAATCAGAATTTTCAGATTATAATTTTGAAGGTTCAGGTTTTGCTATTCTTTTAGATATACTTGCTTACAATACTCACTATCTAGGTTTCAATGCTAATATGTTAGCAAATGAAATGTACTTAGACAGCGCTGACATAAGAAAAAATATTGTGTCTATCGCTAAAATGTTAAACTACACACCATCATCAGTAAAATCACCAGTAGCAAATATAGATATTGAAGTGAATGATGCTACAGGTTCAACTTTAACATTAACAAAGGGCACCGTATTTACAACTACAGTTTCAGGAGTAGGTTATCAATATATAACAAACGAAGATTATACAATTACTCCTGCAAATGGTGTATTTAATTTTTCAAATGTAGATATTTACGAAGGCACGTTAGTTACGTTTAGATATACAGTTGATAAAAATGATCCAGACCAGAGATTTTTAATTCAAAATTCAAATGCAGATACAACAACATTAAAAGTATCTGTACAAAATGGTTCTACAGATACAACTACAAATATTTATTCTTTAGCTGGCGGTTTCAATAATGTAACAGACACATCTAAAGTTTATTTTTTACAAGAAGTTGAAGATGGAAAATTTGAAGTTTATTTTGGCGATGGAGTTTTAGGTACAACGCTTTCAACTGACAACATTGTAATATTAGAATACATTGTTACAAATAGAGATGAATCTAACGGAGCTTCTACATTTACTTTAGCAACAACTATTGGTGGATTTTCTGATATTACAATTACAACTAATTCTGTATCACAAGGTGGTAATGCTGCTGAATCTAAAGAGTCAATTCGTTTTAATGCGCCATTAAACTATTCGGCACAAAATAGAGCAGTAACAACTTCTGATTATGAAACTATTGTAAGATCGATTTATCCAAATGCTTTATCAGTAAGTGCTTGGGGAGGAGAAGATGATGAAACTCCTGTTTATGGAACGGTAAAAATTGCAATCAAAGCGGCCAGTGGTTCAACACTTACAACTTCTACAAAAGCAAATATAATTAAGGCATTAAAACCTTATAACGTTGCTTCAGTAAGACCTGTTATCGTTGATCCTGAAACCACTTCTATTTTAATTACTAGTAATGTAAAATATGATTCAAGATTAACTACAAAATCAGCTACAACTTTAAAATCAGATGTATTAAGTGCGTTAACAAATTATAATTCAAACACTTTACAAAAATTTGATAGTATATTCAGATATTCTAAAATTGTTGGGTTAATTGATGATACAGACACTAGTATAGTTTCAAATATAACTACAATAAAAATTAAAAAAACATTTACACCAACATTAAGTTTATCTACAAAATATGATGTATATTTTAGAAACGCTTTATATAATCCTGTATTGGGTTATAATTCTTCACAAGGTGGTATTTTAGAATCTTCAGGTTTCAAAGTAAGCGGCGATACAATAAATGTTTATTTTTTAGATGATGATGGTGCAGGTAATATAAGAAGATATAGATTATCTGGTGGTGTAAGAACATATATTAATAATACACAAGGCACAATCAATTACACAACAGGACAAATTACTTTAAATTCTTTAAATATAACGACAATAGAAAATATAAGAGGTGAAACTTCAACGTCTATAGAATTAACTGTAAAACCAAATTCAAATGATATTGTTCCTGTAAGAGATCAAATTATAGAAATTGACGTTGATAATTCTAATATTACAGTAGAAGTAGATACTTTTTTAGGTGGTTCAGCTGATGCAGGAATAGGTTACACAACATCAACTAGCTATTAATTTTTATGGCTATATTCAAAGACAAAATTTCAAACTTCATAGGCTCACAGGTACCAGATTTTGTACTTGACGATCATCCTAAATTTTTACAATTTTTAAAAACATATTATACATTCATGGAAGCAGCTGAATTGACAGTTACTTCCGTTGAAACTACTGATGGCATACAATTAGAAACAGAAACCAATCAAGAAAATAAATTAATATTAGACGGTTCAAAAATTGAATCGGATAAAACTCCTATAGATGAAGGAGATAAATTAATTTTAGAAAGTTCTATTTTTGGAAAATTTACAAAAGGTGAAATTATACAAGGTCAAATTTCAAAAGCCACTTCAACAATATTAACCGAAGATTTAAATAACAATAGATTGTTTGTTGTTGCACAAAACAAATTTATTAAAGGAGAAACAATTTTAGGACTATCATCTAATGCTAGTGCTATAATTAATAATTATAAACAAAATCCTGTAAGCAACATACAAGAATTATTAAACTTTAGAGATCCTGATAAAGTTATTTCAAATTTTTTAACGCAATTTAGAAATGAATTTTTAGTTACACTGCCTGAAAATTTAAATTCAAGTGTTAATAAAAGAAATTTAATTAAGAACATAAAGTCTTTATATAATAAAAAAGGTACACAAACAGGACATGAAGTATTTTTTAGATTATTATTTAATGAAACTTCTGAAACTTTTTATCCTCGTGAACAAATGTTAAGGATATCTGATGGTAAATTTACATCTAATAAAGTTTTAAGAACTATTAACGTAATAGGAAATTCTTCTAATTTAATAGGTAGAACAATTACTGGTCAAATATCAAATGCAACTGCTATAGTTGAAGATGTTACAAATTTTTTAATTGGTGTAGACAATGTATCTGAATTTGTTTTAAATTCTAATAGTATTATAGGTTCTTTTATAGTTGGTGAACAAGTTATAGGAACTTCCAGCGATAATGATGATATTTTAATCAAAGCTAATATTACAGGTATTCCTATTTCAAAAGTAATTACAAATGGAGGATTTTTACATTCAGAATTTGAAAATGTTGATATTGTTGGAGGTGGCGAATCATCTATTATTCAAACTAAAACTATTTCTTCTGGAGGTATTAATGAAATTTTAATTGATATATCAGGATCAGGATATGACATAGGAGATAATTTAATTTTTAATAACACTAATACTAATGGAGGAGGAGCTGCAGGTTTTATTTCTGTAGTTAATGGAGCATTTACACCTGAAGATAGTACAAGTACAACAGAAGATCATATTATATTAGAAGATGCAACTACACAATTTGACACATATCAAGGAAATAAATTAATACAAGAAATAGGTACAGGTAATAGAGATATAACAGATATATTTTTGTATAATCAAGGTTCTGGATATAAATCTTTACCTATCATTTCAGTTTCCACAACAGGAGGAACGGGTTGCAAACTGAAATCTTTTGGTTCAAATATTGGTAGCATATTAGATTTAAATACTGTTGAATTAGGAATTAAATATGACTTACCTCCTACACCTCCTACATTAAATTTTTTCAAATCTTGCATAGTTTTAAATGCTTCGTTAATATTTGTACAAGGAGAAATAGTTACAATTACAGGCGGCATAACTGCTACTGTTGTAAGTTACAATTCACAAACAGGTTTACTAATTTTAAAAAATAACTCAGGAACAATTAACATAGATACATTAGTTACAGGAGCAATTTCAGGAGCTACGGCTACAATAAAAAAAATAGATAACGCTACGTCTACAGTAAATATTGGTGCTATAGGCGATACTGAAGGACTTTTCATAAACGAAGATGGATTTGTTTCCGAATCTACTATGAAAATACAAGATAGTTTATTTTATCAAGATTTTTCATATGTTATAAAAATATCTAGGTCAATTAATGATTGGAGAGATAATTTTAAAAAAACAATGCATACAGCAGGTTTTTTATTTTCAGGACAAGTAAATATACAATCAACAATAAATGCAAAAATTAAATTTCCTATTGTTGGACGAGTTTCAGGATTTAATGAAGGACCTTTATTCAGCATTCTTAGTACTTTATTCTCTACAATATTTGGTAGAAGATTAGGTACAATAGATGATGGAACAACTTTGAGAGTTAACGCAAATTTAGGAATTACATCAGATTTAAATACAACTCAAGGTTCTCCTTTCTCCACTACAACAAGAGATATAACTTTAAGAAGATCTCCTGTAAATTTATCTTTTGCTTCGAGGGTTAGAGATACTTTTAACAATACAAGAGTCGTACAAGGATTTGCATATGCTGGACCTCGTTACGAAACAATTAACAAACAGGTTCTAGGTGCTTTTATTAGAAGTATAGACACAAATTATTCTATAGCTGAATTGGGAAATAATTTAACATTCGGAACAAAAACAATTCTTGATGGTATTGATAACACATTATTGTTTTGTTCTACAGAAACGGGAAGAAAAATAAAAACAAAATTAAGTATACCAGCAGAGGTATCCATAATAGCTCCATTTAATCAATTTGATAATACGGTAGTTAAGTTTGACCAAACTTTAGACACTGATGGAAACCCTATAACTTTTGATGATGCAACACCGTAAAATATGTATAAATATAACAAAAGAATAATTAATGGCTAAGCAAACACTCAACATAGGTACATCAGCAAACGACGGAACAGGTACAAACCTTCGTTCTGGTGGTACAATTATAAATGATAACTTTAATGAAATTTATACTGCAATAGGTGATGGTAATACTATTACATTTACACCAAGCAGTTCAGTTGCCCTTACAAATAAAACTATCAGTGGTTCGAGTAATACTCTTTTAAACATTGGTAATTCTTCTTTAACAAATTCAAGTTTTGGTATTAGAGATGATTCTTCTTCAGCAATATCAATTTCACTAGGTGGAACTTTAAAATTAAAAAGTAATGACGGCATTACAACTACAGTAAGTCAAGGCGACACGATTACAATAGGTTTAGATAGTAACATTGTTACTGAAACTTCTTCAGACGTTTTGACTAATAAAACAATTGCGGCCGGTTCTAATACAATAACAGGCCTTACAAATACAAATTTAAGTGGTACGGCTGGTATTACAAATGCTAATATACAAAATGCTTTCATACAATTCTCAGACGAATCATCTACATCCAATTCTGTTTCATTAGGAGGAAAATTAGAGTTTCTTGCTGGTGAAGGAATAAACACTATTGTTGGAGCTAATTCATTAACTATATCTGCTGAATTAGCAACTTCTTCAAATGCCGGTGTTGCTACATTTAATACTGCTAGTTTTGCAGTTTCAACTGGAGATGTTACAATTAAAAGTGCCGGAGTTTCAAATGCTCAATTAGTAAATTCTACTGTATCTATTGGTGGTAATACAATCACATTAGGTGCGGCCGCTACTACATCAATATCAAATTTATCCTTAACGGGAACAGGAACAATTGATTCTACAGGTTCAGGAAATAAAATAAGATTTAACTTTGCCAACGTAGGTGCTAGACCAGATGCTACAACATATCAAGGTGCATTAGCTGTAGTAACAGGTACAGCAAAAGCATATTTTGCTGATTCTGGTGGTTGGAACGAAATTGCTTCTGAAAACTCTAGTATTAATATATTTACAGACGTTGATTTGGTTACAGCAGCTCCAACAGGAAAACAAACTTTAAGTTGGGTATCAGCAAGTGGTAAATTTATACCAGCAACTCTAGGTGCAACTACATTACTTACAGGTGACGGATCAACAGTAGCCTTTACTATAACCGATTTATATAACGTAAATAATATATTAGTTTTTCAAAACGGTTTATGTTTAAGACCAACAACAGATTATACAGTATCGGGAACAACCTTAACTTTATTATCACCACCGCCTTTAGCTGCTGTTATTATGGTAAGATATTTGGGATAACACTATGAAAAACTTGTATAAATATAACAAAAGAAACTAAAAAATATGCCAGCAATTATAACAAATAAGTTTAGAATCAACAACGCTGAACAATTTAGCGAGTCGTTTTCAGAATCCTCACCCGAAATA